GAAGAACTAGGAGTGCATGGTAAAAAATATAAGCCAGTAGCACCAAAGACTTTGATTGACGCACAACGCGCAATTATTATGCGAAGCGCCCTTAATACTGAAGGCATTACTGAGACTATTGCAACGAGCCACAACGGGTCTAGAACCTTCGTGCGATATACACTACCTAATCATAACTATACTACGCCAGACGGCGATACAGCCACGCTGGAGCTACTTGGTACTACATCTTTTGATAGTAGCTTCCCGTTTATTATGTCGGCTGGGGCAAGACAGGCGGCTTGTTTGAATGGTCAAGTTTTTGTTGGTGGTACTGCGGCTATATTCAAGGCGCGTCATACTATCAATCTTGACATCAACCATGCCTCTCGTGTTATAGTCCGGTGTCTTGAGGTGTTCGATAGGGAACGAGATTTGTGGCGAGAGATGTTCAATACATCTGTTACTGATAAGCAAGCTATGTATGTATTTGCTGAAGCCGCCAACTGTTTAGATCTTGTACAGGCCGCAGTGCATGAGAGCGGTGTGTCATGGTCAGCAGTGTTTGATAAGTTACCACGATTCAATAGCGCATTAACTTATCTTGCTAAGGCTTGGGGTGAGTATTCTCAGAAGCTAGGACAGAATCAGTGGGCTGTATACAATACACTAACTGACTGGTCTACTCATGCTCCAGCACCAACAAAGAAATCAGAAGCTAATATCGCATCCGTTAATACTAAGCGGCAAGATGTTGTACGCCGTGTGGTGAACTCTGATGTCTTCCGTATCGCGGCCTGAGCGTATTGATATTGAATCTCTGGTTCAGTTATATATTTATCTCAAGTCTAATCCAGATTACAATGGACTAGCGCATGAGTTAAAAGAGTTACATTTTTCTGAATCAGAGATCTTCAATGTCCTTTACAAAGTTCGTGAAGGTTATTACTAAAAACTATAGCGTCCTTCGGGGCGCTTTTTGTTTGGTGACTGTATGAAACAGCGACAAGAAAAAATAATTAATACTCATAGGCTAGTCCGGTCAGCAATGAATGACGAGGACTACTGTTCTTTTATTCTTGATTGCTTGCACAAAGAACAAAGCGAATGGTCTATGCAAGACTTAAATAAATTCTGGGACGATGCCGCTAAGTCTAGTGACACCGTTGAAGAATGGATCAACAACAACAAAGGAAAGTAATATGTATTACATAGCACCTAGAACACAGCGTGGTAATGGTATGATTATCTGGCGTCATGTTAAAAAGTTGACAACTTTCAAGGCGAACGACAGCATGGAGTATGTAGTTGCTAAGAGTAAAAAAGAAACAGATCAGTTATCAAAACTGCCAATTTATATTGGTGTTGGTGACAAGCTAGTCAAGACTCAGCGGTGTGAAACTCCTTTATGGGATCTAATGCTTGATGAATTTTTTGGTAGGAGCTAATCATGCGATTAACTAAGCCCCAGCAAAAAGCCCTTCATTATAAATGGATTTATTGCAATGAGGGTAAAAGTTATTTGTCACTGCGGCGCATAGTACATCCTATCATTGGGGGTGATGGCGCTGTCTGTGTTAAGTGGAACGGTATGTGGCTTGCAATAGAATCTGATGGATACACACACACATAGGAGATAGTAATGGGAACAGCTAGTATGTATGGTTATCAAGTGATGGATGCGGAGTTAGACTGCGAGTGGATGTCTATCTATGTAACCATTGAGTATCTTGTGCATGGTGATGAGGAGAATCTAGTTGAAATTGTATCAGTTAAATCGCGTGGAGTTGATATCACTAGCTGGGTCAATAGTAATTATATATATGATCTTATTGCTGATGAGATAAGTAACGCTGACTATCATTGGACTGACCACGGAGATTAATATGAATATCTTTTATTTTGATGACTGTCCACGTAGGGCCGCTGAAGAGCAGTGCGATGGGCAAGGGAGGTTTAATGTATTTTAAATTGTCTGCTAAAGACTACCATGATTCTATTCTTATGGGACAAGATACTGTAAAGCTTTGTGAGATGCAGGGAATTGTTCCACGAATGAAAGATAAGAAAGGTATGGATACTAGGACAACAAATAATATTCTTGCATTCAAAGCAGAGTTTTTATTTGCTCGCCTATTTAATTTACCTTTACCCGTAGTAAATGTTTTATCTGATGGAGGTATAGATTTTTGGTTAGGAGAAACATCAATAGATGTTAAGTGCAGTTCACGTTCTGACGGCCCGTTAATTTTTGATTCAGAAAAGTCTTTTGCCGCCAAAGCATCAGTACTTTATGGGGCAACTGATGACCCAAAGATTTTAAAATTACACGGCTGTATTGGTAGGAAGTCTTTTTTTAATCAAGCCTATAAAAAAGATTTTGGTTACGGTGAAAGATTTGTTATGGATTCAAATCAATTAGATCCTATTGAAAAACTATGGAGGTATTATGTTGAAAACAATTTGGCATCTACTGAAAGATTCACCTGAGTATGTAAGTGCTTTAGTAATAATAACTTTTTTTTCTATCGGTTTTATGATAGGTGATTACATTAAATATGGAGGTACGCCGTGAGTATTGATGATGCAACCCCAGAGGAATGGGATCAGGTTACAAAAACTAAAACAGTTTATGGAAAACTGTATCACCCTCAAGATGTGCATGATGTAGTAAACAAACCAGATCATTATAACAAGGGAGCCATAGAAGCTATACAGGCTATCAAAGCCTCAATGCACCCACAAGAATTTAAAGGTTATCTAAAGGGTAACTGCCTCAAATATCTTTGGAGGTATGAATATAAGAATGGCATAGAAGATCTCAAAAAAGCACAGGTTTATTTAGGTTGGTTAATCAAGGAGCTACAGAGTGATTGATGATACCATTGTATCGGATGAAGGTAAAGAATATTCTGTTGAAGAAATCAAACACAGTAATAGAATATTAAAAAGCGCAACACCAAAAGGAACTTTAGATTGGCATCTTAAATGGATTGCTAGTGCATGGTTATTGGTTGCAATATCTTTAAGAAGTACTGGAGTTCCAGAGCTACAAGTCTATGATATGCTTTTAAGTTTTGCAGGTACATCCCTCTGGGCTGTTGTAGGATTTATGTGGCGTGATCGTGCTATAATAATGATTAATACTATAGCGGCAGTAATGTTATTGGGTGGTTTAGTTGGAAAAATATTTGGAGTTTAATATGACCTTTAATGAGTATCAGACTAGGGCATCTGTAACAGCCCTATACGAAGATAATTTTTATCCTATTGCATCTTTGATGGTAGAGTCAGCAGAGTTATCTGATCTTTTTATCAAGCCTATGTTGCGCGGAGATAACAAACAAATAGATAGGCATGATATAGTTTCAGAGGCTGGTGATGTACTCTGGAATCTTGCAATGCTTTTAAGGGATAATGGGATTGACTTTTCTGAAGTTGCACAGTATAATCTGTCGAAGCTCCAAAGTCGTGCGGATCGTGGAGTGATTCAAGGATCAGGAGGTGATCGTTGAAAGTAATACAAGGCAACTTTAATAAAGACAACTCTAAGTCTTTAAATGAAAACTTACTGAAGGTCTTACAAAGCTTGAAGATTCTTCTAATGAAGAAGCTTTAAGATATCCTTTCATTCTTATTGTTGATACAGGAGAAGAACTTAAAGTAGTATCTGATGTAGAGATGGAGAAGTTTAATTTACTATTAGATCTTGTAAAGATGACAATCCTTTCAGGAGATTATGAGTAATGGATGATGAAGTATTTAATATTGAAGATGCTGTGTGTAGGGCATTTATCATGTCGCTAGGTACTAGCCTACCATCCCCTAGCACAGTCCAGAATATGATTAGTTGGATAAAAATTCAGGCTCGTAAAGAGCAAGAACAATTATCTACTGATTATGTGTATAGTTGTATCCCTCGTTACATTAACTTTATGTTTAACAAATCTTAGGAGATTTTTTATTATGGCACTTGTTGAAGGCGTAGCAATGTGGGCTTCTGTTACCACACCTAACACTACTTTTACCCCATGCGATCGTGACTGGGAAAC